AACGCGGATTGCCGGTATCTGCAAACGCCACCCTTCGCGCCAGTTCGTCGGGCGACAATGGATCAAGGCCAACACGATCCGCCGTCCTATCCAATCGCCGCACCGCTAGACAATCGCTGGCCAGCGTTCCGGTTCCGCTTGTCAACGCAATGGTTGTATCAGTCAGCATTTCGTCGGTTCGAACCGCTTCCGAAAACAAAGGATCTTGCGGCCCTCCGACACCGTGAAAGATGCGTTCTTCCGCTAGGGATATGAACTGTGGGATCTGGTTGCTGAATGTTGAATCAGACCGCGCGCACCACACCTTCACAGCGTCAACCAGCGTGGCATAATCGGTGATAGCCATTAAACGATAGTCCGATCTGTCGTCTTCAGAAATCGATAGTCGGAACTGTCCAGCAAGCGCATCGTGGCGTTAACGTGGTCCTGATCGCCGTAGACGTTAACGCCGTGATCATCGAGGAACTTCAGAACGAAAATGTTCGGAATGCTGGCAACTCGCCAATATTCACCTTCGGAACTTTTGCGCTTGTAGTAGTCGGCACCCGCCGACTGCTTGGCCTTGTTCGCCTCGATGATGTCAGACACGTCCTGCTCTGTGTAGAGCTGGAAACCGTCATCTGTCGGGATAAACCACGTTGTAGTTTTCGTGTCAGGATCATAGTCAAAGAGCCGTTTGCCATCACTCATGATGATCGTCCCCGTATTCCCTCAGTCGTTCGCGCGTTTCTGGTGACTGCCGGTCGAACTGTTCCATGACCCAATCTGCGCGCTGCTTGTGCATACGGATAATCTGCCGTGATGCCGCTTCGCGTTGGGCTTGTTCCTGTTCTTCGAGGCTCATGCCGTTGATCAACATGGCGGTCCCGAATTCCACCATCTTGGCCGCTGTTTGATGTGAAACATCATCGCCGATGGTCAACCGTTCGCCCCGAAGATGTTTCCGGCCGTCATCGCCCTGCACCCGTTTGCCGGTAATTTGGATCATGGTCGGTTCCGCCTGGATCTTCGGCTTGTTCCGAGATCCAGGCGGACGGCCGCGCTTGCGTTGCGTCATTATGCGATTGCCGGCGATCCATGCGATCCAACAACCCACCAATTCGTGCCGTCGAAACTCAATTCCACAGCGTCTCCAACGTCTGCGAATGTGATGGTGGAGCCGTTGCCGAAGTTCGTTGGCGTTAGCGTGCCGTCACCGCCGTCTGCCACCATCACGATCTTCTTGATTTGGCCAACGGTGCCATCCGCCAACGTGCCGGCATCTGCGCTCGTCGTCGTCCAGAACGTGACCACACTCGAGACATCAATCGCGCCGGCCCCTGACAAAGCTTGATGGCCAACAATCAGACCACCATCAACGTCGAGATTGCCGGTTCCCTTCGGGGTAATCTTGATATTCTCGTTCGTGCCCGAGCTTAGGGCAGCGATTTCAACGCCTGAACCTGCAGCGTTGCCGATAATATCAAGGCCGGTGGCGACAGACGACGCATCGCATTGCACGTTAAGCTGCGGATTGGTTGTGCCGTTAGCACCGACCGTCAACGCGTTGGCTGATGTGCTGGTTCCGACGAGGTTTGTAGCGTAAGTCACCGCGCCCGTCGAATTTCCAGCGAGATCAATCGTGCCACTGCCCTTAGCATCGATGTCCAGGCTTTCATTTGTGCCCGAAGAAAGCACAGACAACGCAACACCGGCCGTTGCCGCCTTGCCCGTCACTTCAATACCCGTCGCCGCCGAAGACGTAGACGCATCGGCTTGCAGCACGGGATTAGTCGCACCATTCGGCCCCACCGCCAACGCCGCCGCATCTGCTGACGTGATGATGACCTGGCCGTCCTTCCTGACGTTCAGCACCGAAGACGATCCGACCTGCAAATCCAGAAGATCGCTTGTCGCTGCGCTGGCCGTGTCTGTCACGTCCATCTTGATGGCGTTGAACGAGGTTGCGCCGTCGTTCCAAGTGACGCTTAGAGCGTCGAGTGTTTGAGTCGCCATGATATTTAGGCCCCGTTGATAAAGGTTGTGCCGTCAGCCGCCATCACGCGAGCGCCGTCGACCGTGTAAAGTTCAACCGCATCGGTGCCGTATTCGGCATCAACGCGCGTTGCGTCCGCGTCCGTATAGCCCTGAGCGTTAAGATAGACCTCGGCTGCGGTTGTGATCGCGGCTGCAGTCAGCGCCGTGTTATTGTCAGCCCGTAACGGCTGCGGAAACACAACGCTTAGCTGGTCGCTATTCGTCGGAAGATCCGTTCGCCAGAGAACGGTGCTGCCCGACTTGATCACCACTTCTGTTGCAACCGAGGCATCGGCATTGCGGAGCTGTAACGCTGTCAGATAATTGACAGTGTTAGCCCCGCCCGCCGCGACGAGCGTCACATCACTTGTGTTGACAATGCCGCCCGATACTGCAGCATATGCCCAATCCTGATGTGACGCTCGTGCGCCCCCACCGCCCAGGCCACCGCTAACGCCGGTCGACGTGACCGGATGCCAAACACCCGTTTGGGTGTCCAGCACATGCAAATGTGCCTTAGACATGAGAGATCACCTTAGCTCGTGGCAAGATCGGCAACGACGCCGTTTGCAGCTTCGTCCTTACAGCACAACGTGTGCTCGACCTTCAGCAATCGCCGCTCACTGTGACCATTACGGCCAAGCGGAACCGTCTTGAACGGCTGCAGGAACAGACATTCCCATTTGCTTGGATCGAGTACGTACGCATCGCGCTGTGAACTGAAGCGGTTGGCAATGATGCGATGATTGCCGAAATCGCTTACATAAGCATCAGCGGCCCCAAGGATCACCGCGCGACTCATCGAACGGCCGGGGTTGTCCCGATATTGGGTAGCGATGCCGGCGAACGCGGAATATTGCTGCTTTTGATAGCCGCCGACCATGATCACACTCGGATCACCGCCTTCCGTCCAAACCTGACGAATGACATTCTTCAACTGCGCTTCGGACGAAGCCCGTTGCGAGCCGTTGCCGGCTGCATCAACCAGCCCGGTGCCAGTGTTGAATCCGCCGTCCGAGCCGCCCGCATCGCGGTCTGTGTTGGTTTCCAACCAAGCCAGCGCACCGCCGATCTCACCAGCCGTTGACGCGTTGCCCGCCACAGACGCATTATTGCGCGTTAGAGCCGCTTCCATGTCGCGCTTCAGCTCTTGCCCGCCTTTTGCGACTTGATACTTCAGTTCATTCGCGCGGCCGGCCGTGTCAACTGCTTGCATCGTGTCCGAAACCACGATGGTTTTATCCTGAAGCTGGACGAAGTTCTTCAGGCGCGTCGGCTGCGTCAGGGTATCCCCTTCGACATCGTAGCCTTCCACCTGTTTGTTGTCCCCGTCAGCTGCAGCTAGGCTGTCTTTCTGCCATTCCGGCGACCTCGATGACGTTTTACCCTTTCGGATCATCGAGTAAAACGGCGTTTCCGTTGGTGAGATCCTGGTGATCTCATCAGACAAAGATTCACGGATGCCGACGCCTGCAAAGGTTTGCAACGCGCCAGTAGGGAGCGATTCTGCCATTACGGCGATTCCTTATAGATTGAGCAGCGCGCCAATCCGATCAGCGGCCTCGTCGATTGTGCCGGAGTGCTCGCGTGATGCGAGGCGATTGTACTGCCCTTGTTTGCTGTTGCTGCCGGCCTGTCGTTGCGACTTGACCAGCTTCGGTTTCGCCTTCACGGCCTTTGCGACTTTCTTTGTAGCCGCCTGGGACTTACGGAAAGCGTAGGCATCCATTAAAGCGTCCGCGAGACCAGAATGCCGGATGCTGTTAAGCATTTCTGGTGTCACGCCGTAAGACTGCTCCAGGGCTTCTGCGAGTTCGCGCCTCGCCGCCTGAGAAGTCATGTGCGGATGCTTCTGAAGGAATTGCGATTGAAAACGTTGGGCTTGCGCCTGGTCCAATCGCTGTTGTTCGGCCGTTCGTGCGGTGCGCGCATATTGCAGCTTTTGCATCGCATCTTCGTAGTTTGCTCGCCGCGCCCGGTATTCCTGAAGCTGCGCATTGTACAACGGCGGATTGTAATTCGGATTCATCTCATCCAGCAGCCGTTCGTCAGGCGCTTGAGGCACATTGAAGTGCATCCAACTGGTAATGTTATCTTCCAACTGCGTAAGGCGCGAGATATATTGGTCTGTTACCTGGATGTATTCTTCCGGAGGCGGTTGCGTCGTGCGCGCGTGTTCCAGCTCTTCCTGCAGTTGTTCATATTCGCGATACCGCTGAACTGCTTCTTCCAGCTTGATCCGAACTGGTTCGCCGCCTTCTTCGTCGGCTTCCAGTTCGATATAATCCTCGGAATCGTCATCTTCAGCCGGTGCTGCCGGTTCGACCTCGGCCGCTTCATCCTCATCGGCCAGCGCTTCAAGATCTTGATCCGGTTCGGCCTCGGCTGGTGCTTCTTTGCGTGACTTGAACTTCCCGTCCTCGGCACGATCAACGGACAGCCCTTGCTCCAAGCCCTCAATGTCAGGCATTGCACTGACGGCATCTGCCAGAGAATTATGCACGATGTCTTGATATTCGGCAGACGCTTGTTCGTTATCCATTGTCCAATTCCCGCAAAGCTTCGCGGGCTGTCTGGCCCGCTGCCATTGACATTTCGATGAAAGTGCGGAACTCCCGCATTGCCGCCAGCTTGGCGATCAAATCATTCCGCTCTGCCGTCTGATCTATTGTTGTTTGCGCAATTCGATCAACAATGATTTTCTCGTAGTCGCGAAAGAACTGCACGACGTAGGGATTCTGAAAATCAGGCCCGATGTTGTCGGACCGCTGAACCATATCGTGCAAACGCTCGCGTTTGGTCTGCCTCATTTAGAGAGATCCCCGCCTGGCCGATTGGTGCTGATGCCGTTGGCCTTGATGACCGCGTTTGTGCGCATCATCTCGCGTTGATCATCCTGGCGTTCACGAGCGATTTGACGCTCCATGTCCATGCGGTCATAGGCGAGACGGTTTTCATATTCCATGCGTTCGCGGGCGATTTGCTGCTCGGATTGAACGCGCAACGCCGCAATCTCGCGCTCGGTGGCCAGCTTCATGCTCTGCATCTGTTCCTGAGTATTAGCTTCCCGCTCGGCCAACGCTTCCTTGAACTGCAATTCACGTGCAAGGCGCTGTTGTTCGAATGCCTGCTTCTGTTGCGCCATCTGCGTCTCGGCTTGCATCTTCGCTTGTTCAAGCTGCAGCTTGGCTTGCGCTTCCAACGCCTTTGGATCTGCCTGCTGCTGGCCTTGCTGCATCGCCATCGCCTGCATTGCCATCGGATTGATTGAAAAGTAGCGGTCTGCGTCCTTCATGCCGGCCACTTCGATCATTTCGCGCAACGTGTTCGAATACTGTTCAAGGCTTACAATCGGATTCATGAGCGGCGAAATTCCAGCGTTGCCGAACTGGATTAGTAACTGCTCTTGCTTCTGTGCAATGGCCATCAACTTTTGCAGCTTCTCGTCGCGCGTTTCAGCCGCGATCCCGACATGCACAGAAACGACCATCTCGTCCGACCACGTCGTCGGATCAATCGGCATAGGCTTGCCAGAGACATGGATAATGCGCGGCTGATCTTGGTACTGGACAACCAAATTCAGAATGCGCTGAAAGATCTTTTCGACGCCTTTCGCCGCCCATCGCCCAATGAGTTCGATTCGCCCGTTCGCTGCGCTTTGCAGACGCTTGATGCCGTCAGCCGTGTCTGTCACCGCTTCGGCTCGATGGCCTTGCGCGTGCCGCATGACGCCAGACGCTTGTTCGAGTTGCTGATCAAAATGTTCCAGCGCGGCAAGGGCCGATTGGCTCACATCAGGCGTTGCAAATTCCGCAAGAGCTGCCCGCGCATCGCCATCAAGAACAATCGTGTCACCGATGTCCCGGTCAATGATCTGATCCAACACGCTTGCGTCATGACTGATGGCCTGGCGACTGACTACCGTTCGAGGCATCAACGACTGCGCGAGGCTGTCGAGATATGTCCGCGTCACGACGGTGTTGATTTTCTGGATGTCGACAATCTGATCCGGAATGCTTCGGCCAATGGCGCGGTGCGGAATCCGGATTGGCGACCATTCGACCAATTCGCTGTGATCGACCTCAATATTCTCTAAGATTGTGTTGCCGACGCGTTTGACTTGACGCAGCTCCACAACGCCGTCGCCGTCGTAATCGATGCGTATCCATTCAATGAGCAGGTCCACCGTTCGGCGTTCCTGTTCGTCGCTGTCTGATCCGTCAACATCATAGTGTTCAGATGCAAATCGGGCTTGCCGGCGAGGATCGCTGTCAAGGTCCTCCGACTGATCGTCAACCGAATGCGTACCGTTGGCGTCGAGATCGCTTGCGTGGTCCGGAAACTGGCGAACCAAATCGGCCAGATAGACTTCCTGCTTCAGTCGATGATAGCCGGCCTGGTCTATTGATTTGGCTCGCGTCGATATCGCGAATTCTTCCGGCGCTACTGTCTCGACGACTACGCGCCCGCATTTTGGTGTGCGCTGAACTTTCAGATCGACTGTCGGCACGCCCGTGCGTTCGTCCACCTCCGGTTCGGACGCCTCCAGAACCTCATATTCGACGTTTTCCAGGATCTGCTGCGCTTGCGGAATGGCGAGTTTGCGGTACTCCTTAGCCGGCTGCGGCTCAGGGTCTTGATATGAAACCCGAACGACACCGATGCGTTGCACAAGACCATCCCAAACGAAATCGTGCAGGATGCTTTCGCCGTCATTATCGCGGAAGAATATATGATTGAGATAGTGCGACACCTGCTGCTCTATGGCTGCAATGTCTCGCGTCTCGTCCTCGACGGTTAGCAAATCATCGCTGTCGAGAAACAGCCGCATGATGTGCGGCATGATCCAATTTATCGTGTCTTCGACATCGTGAGACACAACGCGACTACGGCCTTCAGCTTCGTCGCCGTATGGCATGCCCATATAGCGTTCAATGTGTTCGGCCTGAGTGTGAGCCAGTTCGCTGGAATAATATGCGGACGCATCTGACTCTTCCGTTCGCAGTATTGCGAGCAGATGGTGTTCGTCCATCGGTTTGGATTGCATCAGGCTATGGTGCCTCGTTTGGGTCCGCGACGGCCGTCACTTCGACGCGGGCCAAGTGTAGCAAATCGAATCATCATCAAGGCAATTCTGGTTGCAGACATAAGATCGTCGTTGATCTTCACGATTTGCCCATTGTCCCGATGATACATACGCTTTTCTTCGAACCAGTCATTCAGGCTTGCAAACACCTTCAGCCGGCCAGTTTGCATCCGGTCCAACATCTCCATGATGCCGGCCTCGGTCCCATAACCGCCTTCGGCGTGCGTAGCGTGTTCAAGCGTCATATTAAGACCCTGTGCCCGGTACTGATCGGCCAGTGCTAAACCGGAGCCCTTGTCATGCTGATACCCGTCGTGAGGCCAGGCACAGGGAATCCAATCGCCCCAAGGCTTAATTGCAGCAGCGTGAATGACTGGCGTAGCCTTGGCTTGACGGTATGTCTTACAAACGTAGACGCAATCTGCGTCACGATCCCAGGCGATATTAACAGCGGCAGTCGGATGATCCCAACCGAAATCAAGGCCATTGATTTGCGGCCAATGCAAAGGGATCGCCATGTCACCTGTTTTGATAAGCTCGTCAGGAACCGGGAACACTGCGCCAGATCCTAGCGACGGGATGCCTTTGGAGCGCGCCTCGCGCTCGTGTTCCGGTATGCTTTCCCAGAGTTTCGTTTTCTGATCAGCGCTAAGGTGAGGGACATCATCCCAGTCTGCCATTATGCAGTATCGCATCCGGCGACCTCGTAGAACATCCGCGCGACTTCGGTCATGCCTTCAAGCGGGGTGAATGTGCAAAGCATCAAACCATTCACTGTCATCGTTCGCGTTAAGCATTCCGTGTAGACATCCAACGGCGGTTCCTCGTCGAGCCACACCACGTGCTTGGCGGTCCCTTGAAACTTCTTCCTGCCCTGGTCATAGCTCTTGAAGCCGAGCTTGGACTTGCCGCCC